AGCGTTGGCTCCGTGTCAATTATCTCGTCTTCGAGGCCGTCGTCGTCGTCGCGCATGGTGCTGTTCAGCAGCAGAAAGAGCGCGTAATCTTTCAGGCGCTCCTGATGCGCGTGCTGATCGGACTCGACGTCCTCAAAGAAGTCATCCAGTTCATTCAAGTTCATCCTCCGAATAAACTTCCAGCTGGTAAAAACCTGCCAATTTCAAAATCGCGCGTCCTAAGGCGCGTTTTTCGGCCATAGCGATAGGGTACGAATTGCGGTTGTTGCTCTTGCTCACCTCGCCATACGTCTCTACATGCCCTATTTCGCATTTTGCGTGTGCTTTAACGCAATATCTTCCGTCACTTGGGTCAGACCATTCGGGCACCGTTTCAAAGGTCACCACGGCCTTTATTTTGGCTTGCACGTGTTCGACACCTCGGCGCGTCATGATCACGAAGCCTCTGGGGTCCTTGTGGAAGTGATCGGGTCGCATGTCGTACTTCTTCGACAGCGTTTTGAGTTCATCAATCGCGCTCATGATAGTGGTGTTGGGTCATAGTTTATGTATGGCGCATACGGTGAGGCAAAGCGCAAGCTGCTTAGGTTCATGCTCACTGGTGAGTCACACACCACGTCGAATGATTGCTCCACATATTGAATGGCTTTATCTGCGCACTCTCGAAAATTGTCAACCTCGATGCCCTCAACAGCGATGAGCATGTACACGCCTGTGCCGCTGCAGCTCTTACCTGCTGCCACGATGTAGTCGCTGTAGCCGCAATGATGCAGGACTTTGTCAACGTCAAACCCGTTGGCCTGATGCTTGGCGTCGATGTCTATCTGCACCAATCCGCTGTGCTTTGTAAAGCTGTCCTGTCGCCGTGTAGCAAATAAGCCGTGCGGCATAATAGCAGGCAGCTGCTTTTTTTCCCATTCGTTCCTTGGGTGTTCAGGTCGGACGTTCTCCAACCAGTCCACCAGTCGCACCATCGTAGTGTTGCGATCAAAGGCGCCACGGCAGGCGCTCACGTAAATCTCGTCAATGTTCATCGGTTCTTAGTATATGCCGCAATCAAGTCGGCTTTGAATTGTTCCATCAATCGTTCGAAGCGCTTCTGTTCAGCAAGCTCTTGCTGCATGTGGTTGAAGTCGCGCGTAGGTTTAACGTGCACGCTGCTGCGCACACAGATAGGCTTATTCATTATTACTGGTTTTGTAGGTGTTCCCATATCTCTTGTTCAATTCGCTCGTGATTGTAGTCGAGCAGGTTGTCGTCAGCACACGTGATGTCGATTCGTTCAAAGCTGGTGTGATTCTTCTGCCAGAGCACCACGCGAATAATGCGCACGGTCGGTGGATGGCTCGGTGAAATGTGCGTGGCTTCCTCGCCAGCTTCGACCTCAAAGGTCACGACCATCTCAAGGCCGTCGTCGAGTTTGAGTAGTATTTGGTCTTCCATTCGTTTAGATTTCTGTGCAAGTGTATGGTATTTTGAACACCTGTGCAACATTTAGCACAAAAAAAGCGGCACCCCCCGTTGAGAATGCCGCTCAAAACCTAAATGAAAAACGATGTTTACAGTCCTACTTGTTCTTGAACCGTGTCAAATATAGGGCTTATTCTTTATTGCGCCGCTTGCTGCGTCCAAGTACGACAGCGTTGACAATGCGCTTGAGGATGTCAACTACCTTGTCGTCCTTTTCCGTTTCTGTTAGTGCAGTGATTGTGCCTGCAGCTGTTAACACGGCCAGTGCAATCTCGGCCCAGTATTGTGTGATGAGTTCGTTCATGTTATTGTGCTTCTTCGACCTTCCAATATGGTAGGTCGTTCCGTGAGTTGTGCAAGGTAACAAACCAACCGCCAAGTCGTGGCGTGTTAAAACCTTTCTCAGTGGCCCAACCAGCAAAGCGGTCGCCTAGCATCTTGTAGCTGCCGAGCTGGAGGTGGTGCACGCTGTCCTGATACAGTTTACCAAAGCGGCTGATGCGGTCCGCCGTAATAGGCAGGTGCCACTTCTGATGTGTATGGCCACGCACAATCAGGCTGGCGTCCTTGAATTGCATTTGGTCAATGTCGACACGCAGCACACCCTTCGACCGTGGTGCGTTGCCACCCATGCCGTGGTGATAGTGCACGAACGTCGAGCTGCGCCGCTTGCCTTTAGCAAATATCTGCATCCACAGCCAACCGCTGTAACCAGCAACTGTTATGTTGCCGCCGTTCTTGTTTACGATGTACGCCACACGGTCCAGCGGGCTCGTGTGCATGCGCTTCTCGATGTTGGTCTCGTGGTTGCCACGGCCCATAAAACGGATGACGTCCTTGTACTTCGTCAGGAACTCGGCGCTGTCTTCGATGACGTCGTCAAGGTACGTGATGCTTTTGTACTCTGGTCGGATGTCGCTGTAGCTGGACCGCGGATCGTACTTACCACCCATCAGGTCGAACCAGTCGCCGAAGATGAACACGGGTGTGTCGGTTCGCTTGGCTTCATCGAGGTGCCTGCGCAGCATCACGCGGTCGCACTTTACGCTGTCATAGTGGACGTCAGAAATAAACAGCATACGCTGCGGTGCTTCGTCCAGCTTGACGCTGTGGACGGTGCGGCTGATTTGTTCAATGTTCATGTGTATAACCAAACCACGTCAGGGTCCTTGCTTGGATCATCGTCAACGTGTATGAATGTCTTTGCTATGCCGATGCGATTGAAACCTGCATCAATGAGGCCGCCTAGTATGTAGGCCCGACTTCGTGAATCGACACAGTGTATGTCTGCAGCCAGCCCCTTAAGGTGTGCACTGTCTTTCTTGCCGCCTACCTTTCGATTGTGCTCAAGACTTCTGTACCCCGAGTTTATGCGGAATGGTATACCGCTCAGGTGCCTAGCCTTGTCCAGCATCTCCAAGAATACCTCGTCCATCATGCGCTCACCACTGCCCTTCCCCTCGATGGGGCAGTCGAACTCATGATAATTGAAGTACCTCATTGTAATGCTATTGCAACGGCAGCTATCAGGATGATGATGTCAGCAACGTCGCCGCGTCCGTACTGCCGAGCTTTGTATACCATGTTTGCTAACACAGTCGCCAAGATAATGAAAATCATTTTTCTTTTTTCTGGATTATGTACCAGTTATCGTCAGTGTGGCCGAGGATAGTAATGCCGTCATACGATCGGTTGAATGCGTAGCTGCCAGCGCCGTCTATGGTCGTTGATGTGTCGCCGCTATCAGGTCGCAGGATTACGTCTGTATTGGCGCTTATCGTTGAGTCGCTGTGAAACTGTATTATTCGGCCATGGCTTTCTGCAATCGGCGGCAGTGTAATATTTGAAGTACCATTTGCGCCTGACCAAGTGTTGAAAATATGCAGGTCCTCATCACGCACATTAAAGGTCCGCCCGTTTATATGTGTCATAGTACGATTGACGCGCTGGTCACGGCTGCCAAGCTGTGCAAAGCCATTGCCTGCATACCTGTTGAACGTGTCGCCAGTTCCTGCGATGCCTACAATCGGATCAAGAATGATGGGGTCATTCGTATTGATTGGGTCATTGATTGCAGTTGTCACGGTGCTGGGGTCGTGAGTCAAGTAGAACGCCTCAAGCTGCGTGTATACAGGCCGTGCTGTGTACGTCATTTCAAACAGTGCATAATATTCACCGGCGTCGTTAAGTACTTGCCACATGTAAACCTGACTGCCAAATATTTCGCCGCGCTGCACCTTGGTCGCCTTACGCTGGCCTGCAAGTATCTCTTTGACTGCAAGTCGGTTGATTCCAAGCGCAGCCGTCGTGTCGTTTAAACTATCCCACGCGTCCGTGCTAATGTAGTTGACGCCACTCAGCACTCGTATAATACCGTCAGCGTTTTGCGTTTCTTCATCACCAAACAAAACCTCACCTTGATCAATAGTGCCACGCGCGTCGTCGCTGTTAGTCGCTGTGAACTCTACTGTATCTCCGAGCGCGGTGCCTTCTACGATGTCTGCACGCAGCACGCTAATGTCATAGTCAGCGCCTGATGTGGCTACGAGGTTTGTATTATTTGCACCGTCGTCGTCTATGCCAAAAATGTCAATGGTAATGTCGAGGCCGTTCTCGTCTGAGGCCAATGCAGGTGTCAAGATGTAGAATGGCAGTTCAAGCTCGCCGCCGTCGCGCTTGTCAAATATCTCGCTTACGATGCTAAAGGTAGATGATGAGCTTTCCCAGCTTACGTCACCGTAGACGTGGCTGGTGTATTCATACGGCCATTCATCTAGATCGCCAAAGCCAAAGAACACAAGCTGCGAGCCGTCGTATGTTACGTTTCTCTGCAGGTACTTAGTGCCTGCCTTGATGGTAAACTGCAAGCGCACGCGTCCGACGCGTTCGTTACCTGTGCTGGTGCTGTCGCCATCGTAATTGTAGATAAGCGTGCCGCTGACAGCAAACACGGTGTTCGTGTTGTAATCAATATCCGTGTCGCTCTTGGTAGTGCCAAACTCGCTCTCAGTGTAGACGCTGTCAAACACGATTGGGTAGTTGCCGTTGTATCGTCGCACTCTGCTGACTGTCTTGAGCGGCACTAGGTACGTGTATTCATAACCTCGCAAGCGCTCAAACGTACTGTCAAAGGCTTTGGTTGCGCTTATGCTTTGTTGCGTGATTGCAGTGCCGTCCTTTTGCGTCCCTTCCACGGTCAAGGTCGTGCTGTACTTCTGTGCACCTACAGGCAGGAACCACCATTTGCCTTGAGCCTGAAACAGTCGAGCGTTCCATACTTTGGCCAAGCTTTCCAACACATCAAACGTGCTGCGAAATTGATTTTGTCCGTTGCTGTCAGGATTGTAAAGACCATAGTGGCTGATGCGTGTGTCCTCCAGCTGATTGCTGCCTGCATAGTCATCGCTTTTAAAGTCATTGACGTAATACAGGAAGTCGTCCGAGCTCCAGAGATGCGTGGCTCGCGTCTTGTTTAGGCAATTCAACAAGTGATCGACTGTTGAAACTGCGCCTGTATATGCACTGCCGTCATTGTCGTACAGTATGCTTTGCAGATTGCCGAGGTCGTCAGCTGCCGTGAGTGTGTTCTGGATTGGTCGCGCGTCGTATGGTCGCACTACTTGCTCAGGATACAGCACGCCGCCCCACCAAAAGTCATCTGTTCCGTCAGGGTCTTTGCGAATGCTGACGCTGAACCGCTGCTCTGCTGACGTAGCCAACAAGTCCATAAATGTTTCGTGCGCTGTTTCGGTTTCCGTCAAGGTGAACGTAACCTCGCTGCCGATGATGGGCTGGTAACGGTCTTCATTGTTGCCGCTGTATCGCAGCACGAAGCCGTCAGCGCCGAGGTTGAACTCGTAAGCGCTACCAACGTAGTCGCTGTCATGTATGTTTAGGCGCCAGTCGGTGCCTTGGTCGTCAGTAAACTCTGCAAATAGTCGGATCGGGTCAGCCATTAGAAACCTCTTACTCTGTTACGGTCAATTGCATTGCGCTCGCTGGTCAGCAAGATGTCGCGTCCAGAGATGCGGCCAGTCACTTGCACCTGCGTGGCGCCCATCATTTCCTGTAGGCGGTCAAGCGGTGCCACCACCTCGGGGTTGATGCTGCTGGTACCTGAGCCTTCGCCTACCATCGCAAGCGAAGCGCCTGTAAACAGTCCACCGTTCGCCATCATTGGCAGACCAAAGCCGCTGCCTATGAACTTGCCAAGGCCGCCTTTGACCATGCCAGCTGATGGGAACAAGACAGACAGAATCATGAACTGTGCAACCAGCGACGCAAGCTGCATGGCCAATCGCTTGATCATGTCGAGCATCACCTGCTCAAAGGTAGCCGTGCCGCTTGCAATTTGTTGGAAGGCGCTATCTACAAAACCTGCCACGCTTTGCGCCATTGCATTGACGCGGTTCTGTACTGCTGTGCTGGCCGCAATCACCGCATCAATGTCTTCATCTTCCACGATGTCTTCAGGCATGTCAATGTCGACAATGTTGAGCGCAGCAGGCACAGTCACTGCTGGTTCACCTGCGCCACCTCCTCCACCTGCACCACCTCCTGCAGTTGGTAGCAAGTTGGTCAAACCTCCAAGCGTCCTTAGTGATTCCGCCACGCCCTCCTCGGTCAACAGCTGTATCGGCTCGCGCTTCAACTCCTCCTCGATGCCTGTGCGAATGTTCTCGGCGGCCTTTCTGCCAAACTCTGCAGTGCGTTCTGCTGCATCGCTAAACGCTGTACGGACCAACTCAGGAATCGCAGCAAAGTCACCTGTGAAAATGGCCTTAATAATCGCACCAAGGTCTTTGAAGCTCTCGATTACGTTGTTGACGGCAAACGCAAAGAAGTCGAACACGGTTTGCACTGTGCCCTTGATAGCTCCAATGATGCCGCGCACCGCTGCGCTTTCGTTGTACAGCGTGATGAAGTAGTTGGCCACTGCTGTGATTGGCACAGCAACCTCGTCGGCAAAGGTTACAATCGCAATGCCCAGCGCTACGATGGCGCCAACAACTAAGCCAATGGGTGACAGCAGCGCCATGAAGCCCTGTATCAATGACGGCAGTATGACAAGCAACGGCCCCAATGCAGCGGCAATACCTGAGCCAATGACCATGAACCGCTTTGCCTGTGGGCTTAAGTTCTGAAACGCTGCCAGCATATTCTTCAGGCCGTCAATCACTGGTGGCATGAAGTCCATGATGACCTTGCCAAACTCCTCCTGCAGATCACCAAATGCGTTGGCCAGTTGCTTGAGGCCACCCGTGCCTGCCTTCGCTGCAGCTTCAGCACTGCCGCCGTACTGCTTCTCCAGCTCCTCCAAAATGATGCTCTGCGCTTGCGCCATATTGCCCCCCTCTGCTAGCGACTTGATGACCTCCTTTTGGTCCTCGCTGAACTGGATACCTGCGCGGCTCATGGCGCTGAGGTTTGCCACTGGATCGTTGAGCGCCTTACCCAACATAATGCTGGCGCTCTTTAGGTCGCCGTCCAAACGTGTGGCAAGGTTCAGCGCCGCCTCTTGGCTCTTGGCGAACTGGTCGCCTGTGATGTTCGTGAACGTCAACAGCTGCGCCGTCGCATCCTTGAGAATCTCCTCGTCACCAAACAGCGTCTTGCTCTGCAGGTCGCTTGCCATCTTCTGGAGCTGCTTCGAAGTGAAGCCTACACTGGCACCTGTGGACTTTAGGCCTGCCTCAACCTGTGCGATGGCTTTGGCTTGTTGGTCGAATGCTTTAACCGCTGTGAACCCAAGCGCCGCGATTGGCGCCGTCAAGTTCATCGTCATGCTCTTGCCTAGGCGCTTCGTGCTGCGTCCAAAGTTGCGCATCTTGGACATGCTGCTGCCCAGCGCTTTGTCAAACTGCTTCGTTTGTGCGCCTATCGTTACTATGAGGTCATTCAGCTTTGCCATTTGTCGCGCTCTTCAATTACTTTTCTTAGTTCTTCCTTGGTTAGTTTTTTTGCGTTCTGCTTTGGTCGCTCCCAAGGGAATTGCATCATATCCTTTGGTCGCAATTTACGGCCTTTCCGTAGATGGGGCTGCATGTAGATTGTAGCCAGCCACCGCGTGCGCTCCCATTCAAAGCGCTCGGCCATCTCTGCCGTCTCACGGTTGGCCTCTAGCGCTAGGCTCAACTCGCCAAACGTCATGTCCCAGAACGCAGAAGGGGACAAGTGCAGCACACCCATCCCCATCCGAATAACGTCAGGCCACCCTACAGGCTTATCGTTACCGTCTACGCTTTTTTTTCGTTGTATTCCCCGAGCACGTCAAAGCATTGTGTGACGTGTGCAAGCGTGATGTGCTCCTCGAATTCTTGCAGCTCCATGTCAAACTCGACACCTTCAAAGTTGCAACCGCACTCTACGCCCACAAAGCATAAGAAAGCGCAAGCGTCGGCTGAGAGCTTCGAAGGATCTGACAAGCTGAACACGTTGACCTTTGCCTTGCGTTCAAACTTCTTCAGCGCCTTCATCGAGTAGCGCACAGGGTACTCGTTGCCGTTGATTTCAATCATTAAGCAATAGTATCCGTGATAGCACCTGTGAGTTCAAACGTAGCGCTGTACGTCGCTGTATCCTCAGTGCCGCCTGACTGCTCAAGGCTTGTGATAAAACCTGAAGCTGTAAAAGAAAGTTCCCCAGTTGTTTCGTTCGCCTTGGCAAACTTCAACACCAATGCATCGCGGTTTTCCCACGCTGTCCACAGGTCGGTGATGTCCTTGTTAGATGCATCGAGGTAGTCAATCAAACCGCTGCAGCTGATTGAACCTGACTTCAAACCGCCGAGCAGCTCACGGTAGCCCGCGCTGTCCTTGGTTGTGATGTCAATTGTTTCCATGTTGAGAGAAAGTGAGCAGTCGGTTGCTGCTGCGATCAGCGTGCCGCCAATGTACACGCCTAATTCCGTTCCGTTAAAAATGGCCATTTTATTCTGATTCTATAGATTCGTCGTCGGTCTTTTTCTTTGGCGCGTCAAGGTAGCCTCTTTTCTTTAGCTCTGCAGCGAACTCAGACGTCACGCTTGGCGTGTCGCCTTTCTTCCAGTTGTTCCCGCGCAGCTTGCACGCCTTCATAATTGTAACCTTCATGGCTGCAATTTACGGCAAAATCATTGACTGCATCAAATGCCTTTCTTGGCCAGCAGTATCTTTAATTCATTGACAGCGTCCAGCAAGGTGTCCAGCTTCTTCGCCATGTCGTTCTCTCGTTTCTCAAGGTTGATGATGCGCGACTTCAGCACGGTGACCTCTTGGTTAATCTTTGTCCATGCTGCGATGCCTCCACCCAGCAATGCGATGAACTCGAATATCATCGCCGCCGTTATCTGTTCCATGCTCAAATATCGTCAATTTCGAACCAACCGTTTTGCACCATGTAATCATGATCCCGCACCGTCGTCGTGCTGGGTATGATGTGCTCAAACGGAAAGCTGTGATTGGTCTGCACGTATGCGCTCAACTCAAACCGCTCGTCATTGGTCAGCTCAGGAAAGCAAGCGACCAACTTCTCCAGCGTCGCCGCTTCGTGTACGTGGATGAGGTAGTCCGTATCCACTTGCAGCGCGTTCTGTACGCCGTCGGGGTGGACTACGATACCGAACACGGTGGAAGCCGCTTCGCCTTCTGCCTGAATGAGTACGGGCCGCGAGATGTTGTAAAGCTCTCGCGTGATTTGGTACGCTCTTCGTTCGCTTGTCTGCGTGGCGGTTGGTAGAACTATGATGTACTGCATCAGTAGATTGAATAGAAGGTGTTGATGTTGTCCTCGATGTTCGTGCGGTCGGTAGATTTGTCAGAGCTGTAAATAACAATCTCTTGAAGATTGCCATAAACTTGTCGATTGTTCTCGCGTGACATTAACCTGTTAAAACTTGCTACACCGCTTACAGCTGTTGGGCTTTCAGTCGCTATTGTTCCGCTTTGGTAAACATTCAAAGAATTACTTGAGCTTATCGTATACGTATTTAAAAAATATCCAATCGTGGTCAAACTTGAGTGATCATAGTTATTACTACTTACACGGTATCTGACACTGCCCGCCGATGTTATTCCAAACTGGTCTGAGCCTGACTGCTGACCTAACCAGCCGCCATTGACTTGCGGAATGCTTGTAGTATTTATAGCCATAAAAACGCTTTGCGAAGTAATTGAAGAGGTATTGAGATACCCTCCGTCAAAAGTCATAGCAGGCTTTGACCCTTCCGTCACAACGCCCGTCGTGCCGTCGTAAATTTTCGGCATATTCGCCGTCGTCGTTTGCGTGGCGTCGTTTGAGTTGGAAGACTGGTCGTACCAGTAACGAATGAACCCATCGTTTGACCCACAGTGAGCAGCCAAGGCAACCGTGTCAAGCTCTCCAAAAACATTGGGGTAGATGTCGGCGTAGCTTGTGCCGTTCCATACGTTTATCAAAGCCCCTGTATACGTCGAGTCCAAAAGCCGCAAGGAATAAGCAGCCGCCGCCCCGCTGTACGTGTCGAGCAGTGGCGTGTTTTGGGTGAAGTAGTCGCCTATGTTTTCTTCGATGTCGGTGCGGACGCTGGATTTGTTGGATGCGTATGCGATAACCTCCTGAATGTTACCGCTCCAAAGGGTGTCGCTTGAGGGTGTTGAACCGCCGTATCTACCGCCTACACTTGCATAATCGAAAGCAAGTGCAGGGTAAGAAATACTTACACTATCTCCCGCCGTGCCGTTAGCATATACCGACAAATTCGAACCTGTACTTATTGCGGTGTTCAAATGCTGTGCCGTTCCTACCGCCGCGCTACTTTTTGGCAGGCTTGTAGTAGATGTAGAAAAATCTCGAATAAATGCGCCGCTTTTGTTGTCATTTGCCGCCAAGATTCCAATTTGGTCATTTTGCGCAAGTGTGGAATTCGCGCCATCTAAGAGGCTGAAAGTATATTGGAAGCTACTTGTGTCTGAAGTTTGCGCCACGTGTAGCATTGTGAATTGTTGTGCAGTTCCTTCGAATGAATTTTGTGCAACGGTATTATAGAGAATATCGTCACTACCATCAAATTGCACCGCCACCTTGCCGCCCTCCTTCACCAACGCGCCACCCGTGTAAATCGTTGGCTCTGCTCCTGTACTCGGTGCGGTCGCTGTATTCCCGTTTCCTGATTGGTCAAGCCACTGATACACCGTGCAGGAAGTGCCTGAACAGAAGGTTTCAATGGCTGCCTCGTCGATGTTGCCTGAACCGTCGAAGCCTATGGTTTGAGTTGTCGAATCCGAAGCCCTGCGAATTACCATGCAATCGGTTACGTTGCCATTCAGCCGCCGCGTGGAGTACGCCGCTTCCGCGCCGCTTCCGTAGCTCTCATTTAAGAGACCCGTAAACGATGGAGCCGCTGTTACCTCTTCCCACGTTTGAATCAACGTAAACGGTGGAGTGCCGTAAGTGTCTCCGTCCCTGAAGCCTTCGAACGTGCTTTCCGTTGCGCTGTATGCTGTATCGTCTGCAAAGGTGTGGATCAAAGTAAAGTCACCAATGACCGCCCCGCTTTCAAGGAAGCCCGCCTTTTGGTAAATCTTGCGCTTGATAACCTTGCCCGCTGTAGGCGTGTCGCTTTCTGGGTCTATGAAGATTCCATCCCCGTCAGCCTTGACCGTATACACGCGCTCGGCAAATGGCGTAATTGCTTGCTTGTTAACTTCCGCTTCATCTTCAAAGCGGTTAGTAAAATTCGGAAGCGACTTAAATACATTGGCCGCTCCGTCAAAAATCAAAGCCTGATTACCCGTAGGCGTGCCCGCTATCGTTACGTCGCTCAGGTCGTTCAATGCGCTGGGTACTGCGCTGGTGTCTGCTTTTGCATTGAGTGCCGTTTGCGTAGCTGTAGAGACGGGCTTATCGTCGTCGCTCGTGTTATCTACGTTGCCCAATCCAATATCTGACTTATGTACCGTATCGTTTACCCACTCCTGACCGTCATACATCAAAACCTCGCGGTCTTCTAACAAACCTAAATTAACGTCAGTCAAATCGTTCAGCTGTTCAGCGCCGCCCGCGTCGTCTGCCGCTTCCCAGTTGCCCGTGGTGCTGTTGTATGCAATCAGCTGACCGTTAGTGACGCCGCTCACATCTACGTCGGAAAGGTCGCCAAGCTCTGCACCCGTCACTGGTGTGCCTAACGCTATCTCGATGTCGTCGCGCTTGATGCGAAAGGTGAACTTTAGCACCTGACTGTATCGGCGTGGGTCGTATTCAATCTCGACATCAACGTCATTGAACTGCACGCTTTCTACATTGACGCCGTTGTACGTTCCGCTCACGCGATCCAGTGCAGCACGGACTGCTACGCCTAAGTCAGCAGCTTCGTTGTAGCTGTCGGCATAGCACAGAAATTCAAACCGCACCTCGTCAAGCTTAGAGGGTCCGTCGTGCGTATCCTCTGGCGCTACGCTCTGCAGCTGGTAAATAACAAAAGGCGTGACCGCTTCCTGCTCTGCAATCTCTGGAAAGATGCGTGTGCCTACGATGTCAGTGACGCCAGAGTTGGCGCTCAAAATTCCATATACTGCTTTGCCTGCGTTCATTTCTTCTTTGCTTTTGCTGCCTTGTTTATCGCCTTCTGGTACTTCGTTCGCATCATAGTAAACGCTTCGTTGCGCTTGTTACGTATCGAGCGTTCAAAGACGCCCTTGTTTCTGCCTTCGCCAAACTTGCCGTCACCGCCTTCTACAATATTGGCAAACCATCCGTCAGAATCAAGCGGCATGCGGCGCCCTACTCGTGGACCGACCCAGTACGTGTTGGCCTGCTTGTCAATCAACCAAACGCGCACCGAACGGTTGAGCGTGCCGATCGGAATATCAAGGCCTTTCTGCTTGCCTCGGCGTATACGGATAACTTCACGCGCGTCCTTGATGTTTGTCTGCATCTCGTCCTTGTACACCTTGCCAACCGCGCGGTGGATACGTCGCTGCACGTTTTTGTCGGCGATCTGCTTGCGCATGTGCTCCAGCTGCTTCATCAGCGGCTTGACGTCTACGCCGATACCTTCGAAGCCAGTACCTGCGCCCTTCATTTCTAAGCTGCCGCGTGCCATCAGGTTCCAGTAATTTGACAAAGCAGCACAAGCTGGTCCTGTCGGCCAACCTCCTCGATGCCTTGGATGTTGTAATACTTCGAATTGTACACCACGCGGTCGTCAGCCTTAATGCCTCGGCTGTCGCTGCTGCTGCGAATCTTAAAGCGCACGCGCTGCACGGGCATGTCCTGATCCGTAGTAATGCGCTCGGTCATGCCTTCGCCCGTCTTCATCAGCTCGGCCCATACGGTCAGCAAGGTACTCCACGTCTGCACGCGCTCGCCGTATGCGTTCGTGCTCGTGGTGTATCGTTCTACCGTAATGCGTCGGTCGCTCTTGCCTATTCTCATCGGTCAGAAATTACGCGGTAAGGATTCAGCAAGCTGTGGATGAGGTTGGGCACTTCGCTGGTGATAGTACCCACCACGACAATGTTGCGATTCTCATAGAAGTGTGCCACGAGCAGCTTGATCGCGTGAATCAAACCGTCAGGCACCTCGGCCTCAAGGTACCCCAATTCCATGGTTACCTGCACGCCGTTGCTTGTATCTGGGTGCACAGTCGGCGGTGAGATAGTTGTGATGCGTGCGGGCTTGCGCTTCAGGTCCGTGTAGTATTGCGAGGTGCTCAAGGTCAGCGTCGTGCTCGGTGTGTTGTTGTAGACGATGCTTGTGATGCTGCGAACAGGTCCCACGGGTATCTCCCACGTACCACGGAACTCGTCGAGATACATGACCGCCGTGACGTCGCCCAGCTGCACGTTGCAGTAGTTCTGCACGTATTCGATGGCCGCGCTGCGTAGCGCCTCGATCAGCGTGTCTTCGTCGCTGTGGTCTACGCGCAGGAATGTCTTGAGGTCGGCGGTGCTGACGATGCTGGACTCTGCAGCTGCGCCAGTAATCTCTAAAGTGTAGTACATGGGTGCAAGATAAAAAAAAGGCCCCGCATGGTTGCGAGGCCCTTTCTCATTC